CTATTAATATGTACGCATTGAAGCATATCGATACGGTAGAGTTTAGATTATTCCGTGGTACAATGGATAGAACTCAACTAGAATCCTGCTTTAGATTTGTTCAAGATTTTCTTGATGCTGCGCTAAATGATGGGCAAAGTGTTCTTGAATTAATTTCAAACAATAACTATAATTTCCCCCCAATGATTTGGGATCTCAATCAGTTTATTGGTTGGGAGAAAACTAAGCATCCAGAAGATCGTGGAGAAAAGGTAAGGACTTATGTTGAAGTTGTCTAAGTGTTCTCGTGCTGATTTTGTTTCAGCAATAAGCACTGACAAAGAAGATAACTTCGCCAAGACATTTGTTGCCAAAGCTGATATGCAAGACCAATGGGATTATTGCATTGGCGCATTCGATGGTAATGATTTAACTGCTGCAATTATTACCACAATCTCAAAGACCAAACCTCACGTTGCTAACCTTCAACTAATTCACACTTTCGTAAAACATAGGGGTAAAGGTTCGGCTCGATTGCTCTGTGAGGATTCCTTAATACGAGCCAAAGCCAATGGCGCAAGTTACTTCAGGGTATCCTCTGAGAAGTCCGCAGTGGGCTTCTACGAGCGTCTTGGGTTTAAGTTTTGGGGAGCCCAAAAGAGCGGATGCTCCCTATCCGTGTTTAGAATAGGGGGAAATACCTTCTTAGAGGGCGACTACGACCTCTCCGACACGACTATCAATAAAGCGGTCAACCGTAAGGGTAAGGGGGGTTGTACGACCCTCTACGACCTTGCTAAGAGCCAAATAGGGGTCAAATTAGATGGGTTTTGAGTCAAATATCGCTTTACTTTTATTCGGATTTAAGGTATAATAATTAGATGGATTATAGACTCTCAGAGAACAATCGAGAAGCGTTCATCCGCTGGTACGCATGGTCATTAAAATATGATGATTGTGACCCAGCTGTTTGGTGCACGAACTATCTCAACAAACGCTACGAGCATAATGACGAACAACGTCTTTGGCTCGCTTGGCTTTACGGTAACACTTATCAACTACCAACTGCTTGGGTATTGATGAATGAGTTTCCTGATTATGAATTAGCAACAGTTGATCGAATCACGCAGTGGAATACTACAAACTACAAACGACTACGTTACCAAACTGATACAAAGTGGAACAAGGGGCATCTGCCTGCCATGTTTGCTTCATATCAACAGTTTATTGGTGGTAGATCACAACGAGAAAGAATGGAAGGGTTTTATGGAGACAATGAAGAGGCAAACTTTGATAACCTGTGGGAAAGCGTTAAGTCTGGGCTGCATAAGTTTGGTCGCTATTCCACTTGGTTTTATCTTCAGCATCTTAAGCATACCGCTGGTATTCGCATCAGCCCTACTAGTCTCATGCTGGATGATTACGATGGCTCTCGCTCTCATCGTAATGGATTACTTTGCGCCCTCGGCAGATATAACGATATGGATAGAAAACTCAATGGAAGCGAGTATGCGACTCTTGAGTCAGAAGCCAGATCTATTCTCGAAGAAACCAAAGATAGATTCCCAGATTTATTATCCCAAATAGATTTCTTTACAATGGAAACTTGTTTGTGTTCATTCAAGAAAATCTTTAGAGCACATCATGGTCGTTACCTTGGGTATTATCTAGATCGTCAAGCTGAAGAAATTATTAAAGCTGAGGGTGATGGATGGTATGGTATTGATTGGAATGTTCTGTGGCAATCAAGAGAAGAAACCATTGACTTGAGATTAGATCATAGACATGGTATTGATAAAGATAAATTTACATCTTTTCTTAACACTGGCAAAATGCAGAATATGGATTGGATGTTTAATGATGAAGAACCTATATTAAATGGATTGGAGATGTTTACATGACAACGGTAATTGGTAATAATATGAATAATGATACAATAATAATTAGCAATGGTGGTTTAACAACAGGAAGCCTTACAATTGGTACTAGTGGAACAATATCAACAACGCATTCTAGTACGCTAGCATTCGGTGGATTCGATATAGAAGACTTTCTTGATTGTCATTGTTTCAACAAAATTACAGTTGAACACAAAGTTGCCGAATTCGAGTTAGCCAAACTTAAAGAAACTGTTCCAACTTATGCAGATGAGATTAAAGAAAACTTGTCTAAGAATCTTGCAAGGGATATAATCAAGAAAACTACATTCACTAAGAAACATAATGTGGATAGTGACACTCACCACTTTCTTGGAAGAGTATGGGTGTTTACTGAAGATGAACTAAAGAACTTAATACAGGAAGCAAGAAATGCTTAACGAAAAAGTAGGATTAACAGACCAGATCTCTATTCAGGTCATTCGTGCACAACCAAAAGTGCGTAAACTAATTGCTGTTGGTGGGCAACCTGGAACTGGTAAGACCACTTTATTCCGTAAATTTATGGAGAAGTATCAGTGGGAAACAGTTGAACCAAAGAAGATGCTTCCTGCTCTTTATTGTAAAGAACTAGACCTGTACATTCTAGGTAAGTATGAAGATGGTGAAACTTTTGCTGGTACAGATCGTCTAAGTATGGCTGTCCAACCAGTGGCACAGCAGTTCGTTACGGAGACTGCTTCTAATATTCTATTCGAAGGAGACCGAATCTTTAATCAGTCTTTCTTGGAATTTACAATGAAACTTTCCAATACGGATCTTCAGGTAATTTACCTTAAAGTTCCAGATAATATGTTAAAAGAAAGATATGCAGAACGAGGATCTGATCAATCTGCAACTTTCCTAAAAGGTCGGGCAACTAAATATAGTAATCTACTATCAAACTTTGAACTGATGCCTTATATTACCGAGTTTAGTAACACTAACTTAGAGGAGCAGGGAAAGGTACTCGCATTCTTGGAGAGTAATTTCAAGATGTAAAATGCCTTTCTGGGATGTAAAATGCAATGCAATTTTGAATTCCTAGAAAACGCTAATTACGATTGGATGGATCTGCTCAACTTTCAAAAGCGTCCATTCAGAGCAAAATTTGTACCTTCAAAAGTCTGGCAAGACCTAGACAACTATTGCAATGATAGCAAGGGTCTTTCAAACTACTTTAAAAAGTGGAGAACCAAAGTTGAGTTCCTTCCACAAAAATCCAAAGCCAAACTGTACGATACCTATGTTTCCGTTGGCGGTGAATATGGACCAGACGAAAGACAGTGCTGTATCCAAATATACACAACTGAGTTCGATAAATTTCGATTCACATACGATACATGGAACAAGTTTAAGTATCGTATAATCCAGACTCAAATGCATGAGCTAATACACTTTATGCAATTTGATAGAAGAGGAGATGCGTGGTCAAACTACGTTGTTCCTTACAAGAAAGTAAAACATGAAAAGAAGAACATTGAGAGAAGATATCTTTCTGAGTTCGATGAAATTCAGGCATATGCCCATTGTGTGTTACTTGATTTCAAAACCTACAAACCAACCATCACCACAGAAGAACTAATCAATAGAGCAAAGCACTCTAAAGATTCTTCCACTCTTAACTACATCCTTAAAGCATTCAATTACGACTATCGTAATAACGCTGCAATTCCTAAGCTGATGCAGCAGATCGTTAAGTGGGATCGTAAATACCAGCGAACTATTCGAGCATCTCGTCGTCCTAAATAATTAGTATTTACTAATAGGGAACGTGAATGAGTGCACTATCTGACAAGTATGAGCAGGATGTAGCCAAATACATCGATAAAATTCCAGGAGTTAAGGCAACTAGACCTCCAGGAGATACAGGGTATGCTGATGTTAAAGTAACATACGGCACGACTACTTCATGGATGGAAGTAAAGATGAATCATACTGATAATCTTTCTAATCCTCGTGTATTTTATTCAAATGGTAGTTGGAAAACTACTTATACTACTCCAGCAGCGCATGCTGCAGTTGATATTCTTAACAAGTCTTCTTTTTCTAAAGACTTCGTTAAAAAGATTGCTTTGTTCTCTGGCATTGCTTTAAATAAAATAAAATTACCAACAACCAAAGGTGGTCTCAAAGAAGATGGGGCAGTTCCTTTGGAGGTTATGAAAAAGTATTTTGATCAACCTAATGTTAATAGGTATATCGCCAATCAAGAAAACTATAATCTTGGTAAGTTAGTCACAGAACACTATACGCTTGGTAAAAAAGCTCCAGCTTATTATATGCAAGCTGCTGACGACTTTTATCTAATATCAAAAACTGATCCATTTAAGT